ATTTCGGTACGTCCAGCCTGACCCATGGCACGCTGGAGCAGGACGTCGATCTCGACGGCAATACCGGAACCGGTGAGGCCCCGTCGAAGACCTGCCCGGCGTGTCAGGCCGATATTCCGCTGGCCTCGCGTGAATGCCCGATCTGCGGCGAGGGGTTGGTCGAGGATGAGGGTGAAACCCTTGAGGGAGCCCACGGCGGGGCGCTCTCCGGCTTCCTGATGACCGAGATCGATCTGCTGAAACGCTCCAGCTTCGAATGGGTCGATCTCTTCGGCACCGAGGATGCGCTGCTGGCCACGGGCTTCTCGGCCTGGGGCGGCGTCTTCTGGCTCGACGGCCTCTGGTACGGCATCGGCGGCGCGCGCGGGGCGCAGCCGCAGCTGCTGGGTATCGGCGAGCGCAGCGTGTGCCTGGCGCAGGCCGATGACTGGCTGAACGATCACGAGACCGACGAAAGCGCCTTCAAGACGCGCGCCTGGCTGAACCAGCCCGCCACGGAAAAGCAGCTGCAATATCTCTCACCCGCCGCGCGCGACGATTACGGCCTTACCCGTTACAAGGCCTCGGCGTTGATGACCTTCACCTTCAACAAGCGCGCCATCCGGCAGCTGATCCTGAGCGCGGCCCCATCCGTGCGGGAGGCCGCGTGAGCCGTGTCGCGCAAATCCCGTCCCCGCCCGCAACGGCTGCGGATCGCCCGGGCCCTGATCGCCCCGGCCATCCGCGCGGCACGCTATGCGCCGTCTGCACATCCCGCACCCGCGCCTTCGGCTGGTTCGATCCCAACCGGCCGCGCGGCAAACGCACATACCGCTGGTTCTGCTCCATGGGCTGCCAGGCGGCCTTCACCCAAAAAGCGAGGAAAGGACTGAACATGGTTGATTTTACTGAAGAAGAAACGATGGCTCTGCCTGCCGTGATGCGCGCGCTTGCGCCGGAAATGGAGCGCATCGGCTGGGACCGCCCGCTGGGCCAGCTGAGCCAGAACGACATGCACCGGCTGATCGTCATCACCGTCGAGGCCTTCCGCGCCGAGATGGCTGAGATTGCCAGCCAGTCGGAGGTGCCGTTCTGATGCTGGATTTCAATCACCGGCCCGGCTTCGCCGAGCGCGTCAACGCGACCATCGATGCGGCCCTCACCGCCGAGAACGCCAGCCGACCACCCCGTGATTACCTTGGCGGCTCTCGCCTTGGCCATCCCTGCGAGCGGGCCCTGCAATTTGAATACACGGCCACGCCGAAAGACGAGGGCGAGGACTTTTCCGGCCAGGTGCTGCGCATCTTCGCCATCGGTCACGAATTGGAAGAGCTCGCCATCCGCTGGCTGCGTGGCGCGGGGTTCGATCTCTACACGCAAAAGGGCAACCGTCCAGATGGCGGCCAGTTCGGGTTCTCGGTCGCGGGCGGGCGCATCCGTGGTCATGTCGATGGTATCTTTGCCGCCGGCCCCGAGAGCTTCGGCCTCGCTGTCCCGGCGCTTTGGGAATGCAAGACCATGAACGCGAAGAACTGGCGCGCCTGCGTCAAGGACGGCGTTGCGGTCTCCAAGCCGGTCTATGCCGCCCAGATCGCCGTCTACCAGGCCTACATGGACGCGAGCGTGCCGGGCATCAGCGCCGTCCCTGCCGTGTTCACCGCCATCAACAAGGACACCGCCGAGCTGCACCACGAGCTTGTGCCCTTCGACGCGGGTCTCGCGCAGCGCATGTCCGACCGCGGCGTCCGGATCCTGCAGGCCACGGATGCGGGCGAATTGCTGCCCCGTGTCGCTGCCAATCGCGACTTTTTCGAATGCCGGTTCTGCGCGTGGGCGGAGCGCTGCTGGAGCCTGCCTGCATGAATGAAACCCCGGAAGACCCGCCCGACACAAGCAAAGTGAGAAAGGATATCGACATGGCGCATGATGATGATCACAAGGACGACGACCCTCAAACCCCGTCGGATGATACATCCTCCGAACCCCCGAAGGAAAACCTCGTCCATTTCAATCCGTGGCGCGACTTCAACGACGCAGCACCACAGATCGATGTGTTCGGCGACGAGCCCGACCCCGAGCGGATCGCCGAGTTCATGGACGTCGTCTTCGGTTACTGCGACGGGCTGATCCCCGTCCGCAGCTTCATCGACAAGGGCCAGGGCTTTGATGGCCGCCCGCATAACATCTGGATCGAGGCGGATGCCTCGGCGGCCGAAAAGATGATCACCTTCGCCAATTGGGCAGCGCGGGAAGGGGCTGCCGTCTATGTCATCCCCGGCACCGTCGCCGAGCCCGGACAGGCCAAGGCGGACGACGTCCAGCAGATGCAAACCGTGGTCGTCGATATCGACACCGGCGACATTGCCGCCAAGCGCGCGCATCTCGAGCGCCACCTCGGCCCGCCGACCATGGTGGTCGAAAGCGGCGGCGTCACGCCCGAGGGGCAGCACAAGGCGCATGTCTGGTGGAAACTGACCGAGCCCGCCGAGGGCAGTGACATTGCACGCGTGACTCGTCTGCGCGGCGACATTGCCGCCAAGGCCGGCGGCGACATGCATTTCCGCTCGGCGCACCAGCCGATCCGGGTCGCGGGCTCGGTCTATTACAAGAACACCCTCAAGACCCAAGTGCGCATCGTCGCGCTGAACGCCGAGCTGGAACGCGATTTGGGCGAGTTCACCGAGGCGGTGACCGACATGCCGCCCGCACCGGGCGTGTCGCTGCAGCCAGACTTCGCCGCGCCCGACAAGCCCGGCGTGGATGATGTGCTGGTCACCCCGGTGCGCGAGAGCGCGCAGGATGACTGGTCCCGCTTCGAGGGGGCCTCGGCCGCCATCGGGTATTTCATCCGCATGGTCCATGAGGGCCGGATGTCGAAGGATGAGGGCTGGGAAGGCATCTGCGGCTACAACGCCGCCATGCTGCGGCCCCAGTGGACGGTGGAGCGGCTCAAGCGCGAGTCCGAACGACTCTGGACCCGGCATGTCGAGAAATACGGCCCCCCGCTCGTGCGCCTCGACAGCGCCGCCCCTGCGCCCGACGAGATGCCCGCCTTCACGCTTGGCGCTTTGCTCGATGACACCAGCCCCATGCCCGAAGACATCATCGCGCCGCGCGTGCTGACACCCGGTGGCTTGCTGGTGCTGGGTGGCGCGCCCAAGGTCGGCAAGAGCGATCTGCTGATCTCCTGGCTCGTGCACATGGCAGCAGGGCAGCCCTTCCTCGGCTTCACCCCGCCGCGACCGCTGCGCATCTTCTATCTGCAGGCCGAGATCCAGTATCACTATCTGCGCGAGCGCCTGCGCCAGATCGCCCTGCCGCCCGAGGTGCTGGCGGCCGCGCGTGACACATTCGTCGCCACGCCCAAGCTGAAAATGCTGCTCGACGCCGAGGGAAGCATGCAGGTGGCCACCGCCGTCCGGCGCGCATTCCCGGACGCGCCGCCCGACATTCTCTGCGTCGATCCCATTCGCAACCTCTTCGACGGCGGCCCGGACGGCGGCGGCGAGAACGACAACACTGCCATGATGTTCTTTCTCAAGGACCGGGTGGAGGTGCTGCGCGATCACATCGACCCCGATTGCGGCGTGATCCTTGTCCACCACACGCGCAAGCTGTCGAAGCACCAGGTCAAGGAGGACCCTTTCCTCGCGCTCTCCGGCGCCAGCGCTCTGCGCGGCTTCTACACCACCGGGCTGATCCTGCACCGCCCCGACGAGGAAAGCCCGCAGCGCAAGCTGGAAATCGAGCTCCGCAATGGCCCGGCGCTGGAGCCCAAGATCGTCGACAAGGTCAAGGGCGAATGGGTCGAGATCAACCCGATGAACGAACGGCTTGTGCGAGCTGAGGTCGGGACAAAACATGACGCGGAACGTGACCGAAAGGGCGAGGTGATCACCGATATCCTTGAGCGCGAAGCGCGCGCGGGACGCATGTACACCATGACGCTCTTCGCAGAGTCATTCGAGAACCAGGGCGGGTTGAGCGGGCAAACGAGCATCCGTGACCGCCTGAACGTGCTGACCACAAAGGGGGTGATCAAGTTCGTCAAGGCGGACGCTGCCAGTGATCTGGGCTTGCCCACCGATCGCAGCAAATACGGGTATCTGTGCACCGAGTTTACGGAGCTGGCGACCGGCGAAGACCTGGTCGATCCCGATACGGGTGAAGTCTTTCCCGTCCGCATTCCCGTGCGTCCCAGCCACTACAAATGCGCCCAGACAGGGGCCGTCCTGCCGGTCGAAAACCCCGAGATATGGGTCCGTCCGGAGGGGACGAATTCATGAGTTTCGCTGCCCTGATCCCATCCGAAATCTGGCATCTCAAATCCGGAATCTGGCCAGATTTTCCGAAATCTGAAATCCTGTCGAAATCTGGAATCTGGCTTTTTCCGTTTTTCGTCAGACACTTGAGTGCCCATTTCCAGATTTCGTATGAGGGTATCCGCAATCTGCTCCGCAATCTGGATTTTCTATTCAATATCAACATCTTCTGCCAGATTCCAGATTTCGGAAAAAGTACCCCTAAGGGGGTAGGTGGCCTCCCCGCTATAGGCGGGGAGAGCCACCACCTACCCCCGGGCAAATTTCGTGCACCCAAGTCTCGACCCAAAACCCCAATCCGACGACGGCGGCCGGTACCGCCAAGCATCAACCGCCGTCGTCTTCCACCCGAGCAGCCAACCAGAAAAGGAGACCACTCATGGCTGATACGACTCTCGCCGAGGCCAATCTCGGCGCAACCCCGAAAACGCCCATCCCGACCGAGCCCGCGCGCACCATCCTTGCCCTCGATCTCGGCACGACCACCGGCTGGGCCCTGCGCGGCCATGACGGGCTGATCACCAGCGGAACAGCATCGTTCAGGCCCGGTCGCTTCGATGGCGGCGGCATGCGCTATCTTCGCTTTACCAACTGGCTGACCGAACTGGACCGGCTGTCCGGGCCGATCGCGACGATCTGGTTCGAGGAAGTGCGCCGCCACGCTGGCACTGACGCGAGCCATGTCTATGGCGGTCTGATGGCCACGCTGACGACATGGGGCGAGTTGCGCGGCGTGCCCTATCAGGGCGTGCCCGTTGGCACCATCAAGCGCCACGTCACCGGCAAGGGCAACGCCAACAAGCAGGCAATGATCGACGCGGCCCGCGCCCTCGGGTTCAGCCCCGCCGACGACAACGAGGCCGACGCCATCGCCATCCTGCTCTGGGCCATCGAGACCCGGGGAGGTGCGGCATGACCGGCATGCGGTGCACACCACGCGGCTATGGCGGGCATCGCCGTGACCCCGAGCAAGTCAAGCGCGACGGCTGGCACGACCAGCACATGCTGGCGGTGTCGCTCGATGATCATCGGCTCACCTGGCCCGAACGAGAACTGGTGCGCCAGCTTGGCGAAAAGCTCTACGGCAAGCTTCCCGCGGTTCGAGAGGTGCGCAATGGCGGATGACTGGACCACAGGGCGCGTGCAGGACCGGCTGGAGCTCGCCGCGGACGTGTTCGCGCAACTGCCCGGCGTGAAGCCCACGGGCTACTTCAACGCCTGGCCGGAGTATTTCCACAGCTTCGCCGATCATGTCGGTCAGGAGCCCGAAACACGCCGCCCGCGCCCTACCCCGCGCCAGATCACCGAA